TTGCCGTTGATAATTGGAACGTAACTATATTGTTGTATAGCACTGCAGGAGACACAATTACTATAACCTAAGGCGATACGACCAGCCGGTATTATATTTGAACATTTACATTTTTTCATACACATATATTATCCAATTGAGTTCGTGTTTAGTCTGTACTTGGGTTAGCTTCTAACCAATTCAGCATATATTCAATTGTTCTTCTCATTATTGCTGTTTTTACTTGTTGATAGTCGTCACCCTCTAAGTTTTCTATTTCAGGTATACCATCAACAGCCCAGTCAATTGAGTCGTCTAATTGTTCTAAACACACTTCGTGTAAGTATTCTGCTACTCTGTCTATTTCTTTCATTTTACCCATTTGTATAATCTTTTTCAATTGTTAAACCTAATTCATTTGCAACATAGTTAATATGTTTTTGAGTTGTTACACTCCACCATCCGTGTTGTATTAACTTTCCCGGATATTCGATCGTTGCGACGTGTGTTGAGTAAGACCATATATCATTACCAACTCGTCTTAAATTTTCTTTATATCTATTAAACTTTCTCATATAATTCTTTATTTGCGTTAGCGAGAGCTTGTCTCCACTCCCATTCTTTTTTCCTGTACTCATAGCTATTACACCACTTGTACCATGCTCTTGTTAAGTTGTTAGAGCCATACTTTGCTTCAAACTCTTCAACTTGCTTTAGCTTGTTAGCTATTTTTACTGGGTCAAAATCTTTAAATTGTGTCAACTTTTTCATCTGTAAATAGTTTATTTCCGTATTTAAAATCAACTCTATCCCACTCGAATTCATTTACATCACCCCAGATTAGTAAATCTTTGATAGTACGCATAGTTAAGTCATTGTACATAGTAAATCTGTGTAGTTCAGCAATTACTTCGCGTGGACCCAACTCATATTTCTGTGAGTTTTGTTTTAGCTTTGCTTTGATTTCTGGCTTTAGTCTTTGGTATAGTGTTTTCATATTATTATTATTTGTTACATTATTATTATCCAATCTTATTCGTGTTTAGTCTGTAATAGTCATTCCACCTGTGATTATAAGCATATTGTTTACCTTTAGTATAACTCTTTTTACCTTCTACTTTGTATCTTCTTCCACCCATTCCTTTACACTCACCATATACTTTTAGTATTTCAGTATGGTTATGACTTCTTTGTTTTCTTTTCATTTTATTGTAAGCAATTAATTCTTTCATTGACCTACATACATAGTATATTTCACCTTTCATTTCTTAAATCTTTTATATATGTTATACTTCCGTCTTTATTTATTATGTACCAATTCTTATCTATACACATAGTTTACTTATTTAATTCAGTTAATATATCTTCTAACATTTCTATGCTTGTTGATTTTAATCTTTCGTCAAACCACTCTTGATTTACTATATTATTATTTAATATATAGTTACATATTATTGTTTCATTGTTTACGTCTTCTTCACTTCCCCAATAGTCTTTAACTTCTTTGTGTTTAACTATTTCGTTTTTAGTAAATTCTATAATTTCTTTTTTATTCATTGTCTTGGTATATTTGGTTTAATATTTGTTTAAGTGCTATTTTCTTTGTTTTCTTATCTTCTATGTTGTAATGAGTATTAAGTATAAATTTAATATTTTTCTTAACAGTTTTTTTATCATCACCTAATTCTATTAACTCTTTAATTAGCTTTAATTTTTTTCTATCTAAGTAATATTTATTATTCACTTTATTTATTTTTTTATAGTTACATACATATTATCCATTTGCTTTCGTATTTAGCTTGTACAAAAGTAGTTAATTTGTTTAATAGTAAATAAAGTATTGTAGGTATTGTACTAAGTCTCTTTGTGTATAAAGTAGTTTTAGTGACATTAGGTAGTAAATATAGTAATAATAAATAGCAAATGTCACACTATTTACCTAAATGACGCAATGTCATGTTAGTAACTTGATATGACAATACGACATACGGTGAATTTCCGGCACAGTTTTTGCTATACGCAATGCTATACATTGCTATACAGCTTCACCCAAGCCGTAGCTCAGGTTGCTGTTGAGGATGAGTTTCTCTTTTACTTTTCTAGTTCAACTCTTTCAAGTACTACATCTCTCACATTAGTTGGCATGTCTGTGGACTGTGACCAGTAACCTCTCTTTAACCAGCATGGCATTATGCTTAGCTTTGGCAACATTACTTTAAGAACCTCGTCGTGATTGTAAGTAATCTTTTGATTCTTGTTATTAGTAAAGGTTATTATCTGACCTCTCCCTTGCCATGACTTTCTTACTACAAAATTCTTTCTTGTTATTGGCGGAAAGATTTCTTTTAATTCTTTCTTGCTTAGTTTACTAATTGCTTGATTTAATTTAGTGTTCATAATATTTAATTTTATTTGTTATACTTATTTACTTTATTATCCTTTTAGTTACGTATTTACTTTGTACTCTACCAACCGCCGAACGTTATCGTGTAGTCGTTAAACATCAGATGATAGACGAGGTTAACGAATCCGAACGCGAACAGCGTCGTTAATCCTATTAAAACCGTGTTGATTGCGTAGTGTGAGAATTTTCTTTTCATAATGTATTATTTTTATTAGTTATTTTCTTAGTTATTTACATACTTATTATCCATAGTGTCTCGTGTTACGCACGTAAAAAGGCGAAACATCCGGAGCAAAACGTCGGAAACAGGGGCCGGTGGGGTAAAAAAAAGCGTTTTAGCTGAGGTGGTACGGGGGTAATACGTATGTGTAACCCATTTACTCATTATTTGTAACCTATCTTATAATATACGTATCTTATAATAAATAATGTTATTATTTATTTATATATGACATTAGATATAATTATATAAATAGTAAGTAGCAAGTGTCACATTATTAAAATTTTTAATTTACAAGTGATTATATACATATGGCACAGAAATTAACACCCACAGCACGTAGAAAGAAAGCTACGAGAGACAAAAAATACGCTATGACTGAATGGGGTAAGTATAAAAAACGTACTGCTCAGAAGAAAAAGTGTAAAAAGGGTTATGATTATGACCATAGGCTCAAAAAGTGTGTAAAATCCTCTAAAAATAGAGCCGGAGGCAAAGGAGGTACTAAAAACGAAAAGACCAAAAAGCGTTACGGGTACTAAAACCATACAATTTTGCACCATAACACTAATAAAAACCAAAACCAATGACATTTTATTACAAAACCTACTCTTGGTCACAAGGTGATGCAGGAGTGCCCGAAGAAACCAGAAAGCTTTGGGAACACATTTCAGACAAAAAGAACTGGAGAATTGTTCAACTACCAAATGGCTTCTATCAAGCCGAATATATTGATCTAGATGAAACCTGGGTCGATGTTACGAGGCGAGAAACGATAGAATCAGCTGAAAATGCTATTGATGGAAGCATCGATCATTATAAAAAGAAGCTGGATTTCTTAAAAGGACCAAAAGTAGTAAAAACTTTCGAATAATAACCACTAACTAATAAATTTAATTAAATGGAATATAATAATCCTAGTGAGATAGTAAAAAATCTGTCTTTCGGGGCAGATGCAAAAGATAAAATAATGCACGGGGTTGATAAACTAGCTGACGCAGTAAAGTCAACCCTTGGTGCTTCAGGAAAATGCGTGATATATGAAGACGCATTAGGTCGGCCGGTTATAACAAAAGATGGTGTAACGGTAGCAGAATCCGTAGTCTTATATGATCCGGTCGAAAATATAGGCGCTACCCTAATAAAGGAAGCGGCTAGGAATACAGTCAAAGAAGCTGGAGACGGCACAACAACAGCGACAGTGCTTGCGCAGGCATTGTTGCATTTAGCATATGCAAAGATCGGTAGCGAAGGTATACGTGATGTAAAATTAGGTATATCTTCCGCTCTCGATAAAGTGACTAAGCACTTACAGGAGGAAGCAATTCCCGTCAAGGATGACATGTTAAGATCCGTGAGTGCTATTAGTTGCAATAATGACGCAGCTCTTGGGGACATTATATCGCAAGCTTATTCAAAAGTTGGAAAGGATGGTGTCGTTCTTATGGAAGAGTCTGAGACCCATGACACTCAAGTAGTATTTGTTGAGGGCACAAGAATCAGTTGCGGGCTCAAATCGCCACATTTTATAACAGATAAGGATAAAGGTAAGGCAGTACTAGACAATCCGTACGTACTAATAGTTACTTCGCCAATACCAAATATACGTAAAATACAAAATGTATTGGAGTTTGTTATTAAAAAGAAAAGGAGTTTATTAATCGTTGCAGGCGTAGAACAACAACCTTTAGCAGCTTTATTAGCTAATAAGGTAAAAGGCAATATAAAAGTTAATGTTGTAGATCTGCCTGGGTTCGGTCCAACTAAACAGGAAACTGTAGAAGACCTTGCGATATTAACCGGAGCAAAAATAATAAGTGAAGAACTTGGTGATGATTTAGATTTAATTGAGCCAGATGTACTTGGTGAAGTTAAACAAGCTATAACCGATGATAAACATACAGTTCTTCAAACTATAGATCAAGGCGAAATTTCTAAAGAACGCGTTAAAAGCGTTGAAAAGAAAATAAAAAAAGAAAAAAATCCGTTCTTTAAGAAGAAGCTACAAGAACGTTTAGCCATGCTAAATGGGCAAGTAGCGATGATTAAAGTCGGAGCCGATTCTAAAATTGAATTAAAAGAAAAGAAAGATAGAGTTGAAGACGCTATATATGCAACTAAAGCAGCACTACAAGAAGGAATAGTATCTGGAGGGGGTGTTGCATTATTAGATGCTCATTATAGTATACAACCTGAAAATGAAGGCGAACGTATTTTATTAGAAGCTATAAAAGCTCCATATAAAACTATTTTAGAAAACGCTAACTTAGAATATAAAGAAACAGGTAAACAAGGTACTGGTGTTAATGTTGTATGTAACAAATCAGTAAACATGATTAAAGCTGGCATTATTGATCCTGTACTAGTAACTAAAACGGCACTAAAGAATGCAGTTAGTGTTGTTAATACTATAATTTCTGCAGATTGTATAATTTCTAATATAAGAGTAGATAATGCAAGCAGTTAATATATTCGTAGTTATAGAAAAAATAAAGGAAGCGCCGAAGAAAGTAGGTGGCTTAGAACTTACCGAAGATCAAAATAAAGATGTTAGATATTTAAAAGGTAAGGTTATATCTGCAGGCCCTTTAGCTGAAGGTATAAAAAAAGATGATATAGTTAGATATGATAAGCATGCGGGTCATGGTATTGAATGGAAAGATAAACTATATTACGTTATAACTATTCGCGATATAGTTTTAGTTGAATGAGACTAGAGGCGAACGATATTAGAGAATTAAATTTATTAAAGTATTATAGGCTCATTCGTAAATGGGCCTGTAAAACTTATGGACTAAAAGATGCTGATTTAGAACTTTTAGTCTATTTAGATTGCAAATCGCGATTTACACGTAATGAATTTATAGAAGGCGTATATACATACTCATGGGATAAAAATCGATGGGAACGACTAAGAAAAAATGGTTGGATAGATGTATGGCGTCACAGAAATAGAAAAGACATAAAATACAGTATATACAAAACCTCATTTAAATGTAGTCAACTTATATCTCGTATATACAGAATAATGCTTGCGCAAGAAGACTTACCTACTAGCGAGCGTAGTGTATTTTATAGTAATAAATCATATACTGATAAAGTTTATAATAAAGCTATAGATGATATGATTAAAGACAAAGATCGATAATGGGCTACAAAATGAAAAGTAATATCCCCAAACTATTAGGTATAAATCCTGAGTTATCAACTTACGATATACCGGTATTTGAGAAAGACTTACCTAAAAATTTATGGGGTGCAGCTTTAATTGACAGAACGATACATATTAATAAAAATATAAGTGATGACAAAAAGAAGCATGCAGTAGAACATGAGATGATGCATGTTATGCAATTTAGATCTGGTCAAGTAAATTATGATAAGAAAAACATATATTGGAGAGCAACACCTTTTCAACCTATTCAAACTTTTATTAGATCAAAGTTAAAAGAAGGTAGTGCTTCGCTCCCATGGGAAAAAATAATATACGATAAAACAGGAAAATATGCCTAATAAAAAAGCGCCCTCGAAAAAAAAATCTCTAGGTTATTACAATCCAGTAAAAAACAAGAAGAAAGAAGGAGCTGCAGCCGGAGGTGGTATGACCAAAAAAGGTGTAGCTAAATATAGAAGAGATAACCCTGGCAGTAAGCTAAAAACAGCTGTTACTAAGTGTGACGTTAAAGTTGGTACTAAAGCTTATAAAAGACAAAAAGCATTTTGCAGCAGATCAAGAAGCTGGAAAGGCGAAAGAGGTAAAGCAGCTAGAAGAAGATGGTGCTGCAGTAGACATAGATAATATTATGAAATCAAGAGGACTAGGCGATGACATCGCAAAATTTACAAAAGCAACAGGAATAAAAAGTGTTGTAGACAGAGTATCACAAGGATTAAATATACCTTGCGGATGCGAAGGAAGACAAAAAGCTATGAATGCTTTATTTCCATATAGAAAAAACAATTAAAATGGCTAAAAAACATTACACACCAAAAGATATTAATAAAAATAATAAGCTAGATCCTTGGGAAGTTGCCAAGTATGAAGCTATAAACTCTGGAACCCCAATGGTTAAGCAAATAACTAGGGCTGCTAGATCAGCTACAGAAATAGATCAAGCTTATAGAAAAGAAGCTGCGGACGCTAAAAAAGATCCTGACTATTTAAAATTTATGGCTGAAAAGCCTGCTATGCAAATGTTAAACACTGTAGATGGTTATAAGCATTTAAAAGCAACTGCTAAAAAAACAATGGGTCATCAAATGAACTATGGTAGTAAACAAGTAAATACACCTACTGGATTTTCTTCATATGATTACGGTGTATTAATGGACGCTGCTGGTAGTGAGGTTAGAGCTGAAAGAGACGCTGAGTATGGTGCGGGCCCTAATGCTCCCCGTGGATCAGGAGTTGTAAAAGTAGAATATGTTAATCCTGCTGGTGAACAAAGTATAAATATGCAAGCAGGAGGAGTAGTTGAAGCTAAATCAAATAAACAGCCTATAGAAAAGGCTGACCCTGTAGTTATTACAAAAAAGGGAGAAAGAGTTACAAATAAATTAGATAGACTACAAAGAAGAAAAGAATTACAAGAATTTAAAGGAAAACAAAGATTAGCAAAAGGATTTACTTTAGGGGCTAACCAAAAAAGAAAAAGAATTGCTAATATTGAAAAAAGAGAAAAAAGAATAAAAAACAGATTAAAATAAAAAATCATGCCAAAATTTCCAAAATCAAACAATTACACCATGAAAATCGGAAATCGCGAATTACATAGCGATCATGCGTTTAGAATGGATTCATACGCAACGCAATATGCAATGCAGACTAACGGCGGAAAAGATTCTAAATCAGGTGAAACACTAAAGATTGATTATTTTTACATACCAAAAAATAAAAATCTTTCAAATTTATTAAAAGATCTTTCAAAAAATAGAAGTACGGCTTCAAGAGATGTTATACAGGGACATATTGATAATTTGCCTGATTCTGCTCAAAACCGTGCAAACGCTATATTTAAAACAATGAGTCCTTCTTATACTGAAGTTTATAAACCTAATAAAGATGGTGGAAGAGACAAAGAAGTTATAAGATACTAAAATAAATATAAATCAATTAAATTAAATTAAATCATGAAAAAAACAATTATAGCAATAGCTATGCTTTTTAGCGTAGCTATATACGGACAAAAAAATATTACAGGTATATGGGAGCAAGACGAAGGTAGTAGCTATTATACAGTAATATTAAATAATAACAAAAAAGGTTATACTTTTACAAATTTTTCATTTGAATTTCAAAATATAGTTATTGAAAATTTTATAGAAGAAACTGATACTTATGTAAAAACAGTTGTACACAATCCAGACAATGGATGGAGAGTATATTGTGAATATAGTAATATTGATAATGATACACTAATAGTTACCTATGAAGGTGATTATGTTGCAACACATAAATTCATAAGGAAAAAAATAAATTAATTATGCCTAAATTTCGCCCAAACAAAAACTTTAAATTAAATTATGCCATGCAACTAACCACAGATGCAATGGGTAATCCAGATTATGCTCAAGAATTTAAAAGCTTTGGCGAGGGTGTAATGGCTGATATTTCAGAAAGCGTTTCAAATTTTGAAAATACAATTATTGATCAACGTACTGATACATATAAAAAAGCTATAGCTAACGATCCTATGTATGGCGGAATAAACGAAGTGTCTAGCTTTACAAAAGGTACTGATAAAAAATACCCTTATCTATATAGTAGATTTGATGCAAAATCAAATCCAAACATGTCTATAATAGCTGCGGGTGGCGGTACTGAAGATAGAGGCGATGATTTTTTAGTACGTGATTCAAAGGATGGTTCAGTTGTAACATATCAGTCAAATGTTAATTCAAATACACAAAGAAAGCAGTATTTTGATCGAGAAAATGCTAAATTAAGGACACAACTTAGAACGAGTAAAGATAAAGAAAATTTAAAGAATTTAAATCTTGATGCTCAAGCATCTTCTCAAATGTATTCAAATATTATGAATGCAATTAAAAAAGGAGGGTATGGTAATGTTCAAAACGAACTTAATAAAGCTTACAACCAATATTCTAATTTTAAATCTAGAGGAAGTGCAATTATTGGTGAAAGATTTTTCGGTAAGCCAGGAAGTACTACATCAGGATTCACTTTAGCAAATGTTGTTAATTATATGAACCCAGATGGATTAAATGTTGATACAACAAGAGATTTTAAAAGCGGTGAGAGAAAAAGATTTTTTGGCGGAAATAATACTTATGGTAGAGGTTATAGCTTAAGTAATATAAAAAGACAAAATCCTGTAAAGTATCATACAAGAATAATGTTAGGAAAACTTTCAGATTTAAATGTAAGAGCTGGTAAGAAACAGGCATTTGCGAATGAATTTGCAAAAGCAGAAGCTAGATTAAACAGGAAAGAAAAGGAGTGGAATAAATCAGATGATTTTTTGAAAAGTATAAGCGTTGATTCAAAAAGTGGTTTAACAAAGAAAACATCTCTTTTTGATAGAATAAAACTTGATTTTAATAAGAAAAAAAATTAGATGAGTAAAATATTATCTAAACTATTTGGTAATGGAGGCGGAGCAGTTGTAGACAAGCTAGCTAAAGTTGCTGATAGGTTTATTCGAACTAATGATGAAAAAGCAGAGTTCGAAAAAGAAATGACGCAAATATTTATAGAAGCAGAAAAAGAAATTCAAAAGAATGTTACCGAAAGATGGAAATCAGACTTGGAGCATGGAAATTGGTTAACACGTTCAGTTAGACCGTTAGTATTAGTATTCTTAATTGTAACTACTGTATTAATGGTTTTTATTGATTCTGGTTCTATAGCTTTTGAAGTTGAAGAAAAATGGACTGATTTACTTCAGCTAGTTTTATTAACTGTAATCGGCGCATATTTTGGAGGGCGCTCGGTTGAAAAAATAAGAAAAAAATAATGCCTAGGATTAATAATTTACCGGATGACACTGTTATTAGTAATAATGATAAACTAATAGGTACTGATTCACAAACAGGTGCATCAAGAAATTATAAAATTGGGGATTTAAGAGCTTTTATAAGAAAAGGGACTATTTTTACTCATCATCAAAATACAGCTTCAAATACTTGGACTATAAATCATAATACTGAATCATTTCCAAGTGTTAGCTTAAAATTTTCAAGCAGCGATAAAATCTATGAAAACGTAGGTGCATATGCTGGTGTACAATACAACGACAACAATACTATAACAATAACTTTAGCGGCTGCTGAAAGTGGCTACGCATACTTAAACTAAAAAACTATGGCAATACCATTTTTAAATCACTTAGACTTACGAAGTGTATCAGAGCTGCAAAACGCTATTTTACACAAAACAACCTCTGGATCTGCATCAGATGTAAGAGGTAAAATAATATATGATACAGGATCTGATACAATAAAATATTATTCACATCCAGACGGCGGATCCGGATCTTGGGTTTCATTAACAGGAGATACAAATACATTTAGAACTGTTCAAGCAGATGGTTCTGCAATTGGTGATACTGAAACATTAAACTTAATTGGTGGTACTAATATAACATTATCTGAATCGGGCGGTGCTATTACAATTGATGGAGCTGCAGCGATGCAATTTTTCTTAGAAGATGGTAGTGGAACGGAAGTTACAATAAACCATAATAAAGAGGTTAAATTTATAGGTGATGGTATTAGTATTGGCTGGACAGATACAGATGGCGGTGGCGATACTGATCCTTATGATTTAACATTTACAAATTCAGATAAAGGTTCTTCTCAAAATATATTTAAAACAATTGCTACAAACCCAGCACACAGTGGCTCACTTACTTTTGTGACCTCTACAAACTTAGTAGCGGACAGCAATAATGATACTTTAAAATTATTTGACGGTACTGGTATTGCAATTGAAGGTGCGAGCGATGATATAGTTAGAATAAGGATTGCAAATAACGGTGTTAATACAACACAATTAGCTGATGACGCTGTAACAGGCGCAAAAATTGATGCTGATACAATTGATTCAGAACATTATAAAGATGGTTCTGTTGATAACGTACATTTAGCAAATGACTCTATAACAGTTAATGGTACAGCTATTGCATTAGGAGCTTCAGGTTCAATCACAGTTGACGATGTTAGTGAGCAAAATTTAAAAAACAGATTAGCTGGATTTGATGATGGGGACACTGTTTATATTGGAGATGGTGATAATGATACAACAGTTGTTATTAGAGGTACACTTACAGTTGAAGGCACTACAACAACTGTAAATTCTGAAACATTAACAGTTGATGATAATAAAATTGTTCTTAATGATAATGTATCTGGTAATCCAACTGAAGATGCTGGTATTATAATTGAAAGAGGTAACCAAGATAATGTTGAATTAAGATGGGTTGAAGATGATGACGACTGGGAATTTACAGCACTGAATCACGCAAGTACTCCAGCATTAACTACATACAAAATAGCTAGATCATTTACAGCAAATATTGGTGATGGATCAGCTACATCAATAGCTGTTACTCATAATTTAGGTACAAAAGATGTAATAGTACAATTATATGATGTTAGCTCTTATGAAACTGTTTATGCTGATGTTGTAAGAACTAATAATAAACAAGTTACAATGACATTTGCAAATGCTCCTGCAAGCAATGATGTTCGTGTTCTTATTACAACAGTAGGTTAACAATATAAAAATAAAATATAGCGGTGCTTAGGTACCGCTATGTTTAATAAAATTAAGTAATATGGCAATACCTTTTTTATCCCCTGTAAATACTACAGCAGATATAAGATTACCAGCAAATGGTAAATTGTTTTTATGGACTGGCCATAATGATAACTTTTTACGATATAATCTATGGCAAACTTCGGCCTCCGCAGGTATGACCATCAAAAATATTGCCAGTTCTGGTGATATTTATTTCCAAACAAATTCTTCAACAGCTTTAACGCTAGATTCAAATCAAAATGTAATTGCTAATGCTTTTACAGGTAGGTTACAGGGTGCTACTACAGGTGCGCCAGACGCTACAATTTGGTGTGTTAGTGGTGAATATACTAATTGGGGTATATTTTATAATGAAGGTACGCCTGATAAAATTGAATTTAAAGCAAGTGGATCTGTAACATCAAGCATTACTTTAGACAATGGTAATATATCAACTATAGGGAATATAGTAACAACCACTAATTCAGCTAAAATACAAACACCAAGAATTAGTATGGAAGCTGACGGTACTTTAGATTGGGGTCAAGCTAGGAACGCTGGTACGTTAACCTGGGACTCAGACTATGCTTATTTAAAAGGTCAAGTTAATAAAGGTGTAAAAATTCAAGTAAACAATACTACAACTGCTTTAACATTTGAAACTGACGCTAATGCAACTTTTGCAGGCAGTGTAGGTGTTGGAGGTAGCCCAGGTGCTAAATTTGATGTTAATGCTGGAACTACTAATACAGTAGCTATATTTGAAAGCACTGATGATAAAGCATTTATAATACTTAAAGATGATACCACTAGTACTCATTTAATAACTAAAGATAATAAATTTTCCATAGGTGAATCATCAACAGACTACGATAATTTTAAAGTTGATATTACAACTGGAGACACAACTATTGCAGGTGATATAACTTTAAGTACTGATGCAGATATATTAAAAGCTGGCACAAATCCTTTTAGAGTATTTACAAATGGAACTTTAGGTCTTTCTATATCAGCATCACAACATGCAACTTTTGCAGGTAGTGTAACTGCAAGGGGCATACACTTAGGTGGTCTAGGAGACTATATAACTTTTTATGGTGGTGGTGAAACAAACCACTCTATTACGTCTAGACAATTAGATGGTGGAACTGGAGATGATATAAGAGTAAATACTTATGGTTCTTTTATTGTAAACTTAGATTCAAACAACAATCAATCAGCAGCTGCCAACTCTAGTTTCTTTGTTGGTAGACATGGTGGCAACGCTAGTGGAATATCAGGTACAAATCTTTTATTTCAGATAGACGGTGCAACTGGTAATGTTCTGCCCGGTACAGATAGCACTCATGATTTAGGTACCTCATCAAATAGATGGGCAAACGTATATGCAGATACATTACATGGTACTGTTGCCCAAGCAAATAACTTACAAGCTTTTGACGATAGAGATATGGCTCCGGAAGACATGTCTTATAGTGATGATTTAAAATTATTCTTTGTTGAAAAATCAGGTATAGAGGGCGGCACAGTGGGAACCAATTACCAAGATGCATTATTTATTAGTTCTTATGTTGATTCCTCAGGTGGTAATCCTAACCTATTAGCTTTTGATAAAAGTCAAAAGAAAATATATCATTATCAAGCTAGTGCAACTGCTGCAAGCTGGGGAACTCCAAAAGAATTGGCATATACAGACAGTGTTTTAAATTTAAGCGGGGGTACTTTACAAGGTAATATCGCTATGGGTGATAATGATATTACAGGTCTTAATAAAATAACATTTACAGATGGTGTAGAATTATTTGGAAGTGGCACTAATAATTATTTAAAATTTAAAACATTATCTACTTCTAATGGGGGTATATTATTTCAAGATGGCGATAACACTACACAAGGTTATTTATATTATGATGGTAATGCAACGTCATCTTTTGGTTTTTTAGATGGCACTGGCTCTTGGGCTGTAAGATGTTTAGAAAATCAATATGTAGAACTAAGATATGATAATTCTACAAAACTTAGAACTGCAAGTGCAGGTGTTACTATAACGGGTACAATGGAAGCAACTAACGATGTTGTTGGTGCGGGAGATTTATCTATAAGAAATGTAAAACTAAACCAGGGTAATTCACCTACTATTACATTAGGTGTTATTAATAGTTCAACTGGTAATTCTAAAATTCAGTTTTATAGTAAAAATAGTGGGGCAGCAAATGGTTACGCTTTACAATATAATAAAGACACTGGTATTGATAGACTAGAATTTATTGATGGTTCTGGAAATGCTAATATTAAATTTAATAACGGCGGCGCTGCAGAATTTGCAGGTAGTGTAACAGCAACACAAATTAACACAGGCCAAGGTGCTACAGAGGTTCATTTAATGAATCAAAATCTTAGAACAACTGATGATGTAACATTTGATGACTTAACAGTTACAGGTAATTTAACTATTACAGGTGATATTAATTCTTATAATGTTACAGACCTAGATATAACAGACAAAACAATTACATTAGGTAAAGGGCAAGACGAGGGGCACTCTGGAGGTTCAGGGCTAGTTGTAGACGGATCCGGCGCAAGTATACTTTGGGATGAATCTAACGATACGTGGGATTTTAATAAAGGTGTACACATTAGTGGTCAGTTAATGACTCAAGCATTAGACGCTTCTGCTAGTATTGTTCAACATTTAAGATGTAGTGATGGTAGTAATGCAGCTACATTTAGAACTACAACAACTGGAAGAATATTTGAAATAAGATCACAAAATAGTGGATCTTTAAAATTTGATTCAACAAGTTCAACCTTTACAGGTCATGTAAATGCTGCAACTGGGTTTAGAATGGCATCAGGTCAAGCAATAGATTTTGTTAGTACAAATATTGGTTATAATTCTATAGAAAGAAATACATCAGTAGGTGGTTTACAAATAAACACTGGCGATACCGCGTCAATGAATATATTAGATAATGGTAATGTTGGTATAAATTCTACTTCACCAGAAGAAAAGCTAACTATATCTACTGGTAATGTGCAGTTTAGAAAAACCGCTTCAGCGGCAAACACTTCATTAGGGTTTTTAGGTTGGAAAAATACATATGCAACAGGCACACACGTAGCAGCTAAAATTGATGTTTTAACTAGAAACGAATCAAGCAGTGCTCATGACTATACAAATTTAGTTTTTTATACATGGAATGGCTACAATTCTTTATCAGAAAAAATGCGTATTGCAGATGATGGTAACGTAGGTATCGGATATGATAACCCTTATAAAAAATTACATCTTCATAATCCTACAGATAGTGGTACCCCTGATTGTCAAATGAATTTTACAACTGGCGTAACTGAAGCTGGTGATGGTAATGGGTTTAGAGTTGGTTGGAATGGATCAGTTGCTAATATGTATTTGTTTGAAAATGCGGATATGCGTTTTGCTACAAACAATAGTGAAAGAATGCGTATTAAAGCAGACGGCAAGGTTGGAATAGGAACTACATCCCCTGGGGCTGCATTAGAAGTACGTAGCGACGGTTCCGCAGCTGGAGGAGCAGAAATTAGACTACAACATGCAAATAATAATAGTACAGATGTAGTTTCTACAGTAAACTTTGCAAATAATGCTGGTTCTGTTGCTATGATACAAGGTGGAACAACTGGTGCAAATAATACGGGGTATATTTCTTTCTTTACCGATAATAGTGGAACATCGTCTGAAAAGATGAGAATACTTGGTAATGGTAGAGTTGGAATAGGTCTTACAACTGTTAAAAAAGATTTAGAAATAGAAATTGATAATAGCAATAATGTAGTAACCACCGGTAACTCACTTCTTGGCGGAGATAGTGGAGCAGGAGTACTTATACGTAATTCAAATACAACAACGAATAGTTATGCTAACTTAGATTTTAGAGCAAATAATGCTGACGGTAGAATTGCTTACCAATATACAGGGACCGCAAATCAAGGTGATTTCCATTTTGTTACTGATAATACCAGCAGTGCAAAATCTTCAATGGTAATAAAAAATGACGGAAAAATTGGAATAGGAACTATTAGCCCTGAGTCTCAACTTACAATAAAAGGCGATCCAGGTAATACAAATCAACCAGTTAGAATAACTAATAACGCCACAGATACTCATACAGGTTTATTTTTAAACGGTACTGGTAATGCGGTTAATGAAAAATACGGATTACAGTTTGGTAATTATAATGAATATTCTATAGGTGGTATATTTGGAGTAATGGATAGCGTAAGCGGTAGTACTTCGGGTGATATAACTATTGATTTTGGTGACGGAACTTCTGCTGGAGCTTTAGTTGAAAAAGTTAGATTTACTCATGAGGGTCGTGTTGGTATAGGAACTAACGCCCCGACAAATCCTTTACATGTTAAGAATGGTGATTCAAGCGGTAGTAATACGTATTCATTAATAAAAGTTGAAAATGGAACAAACCATGCTGAATTTGGTGCATTATCTGGTTATGCTAGAATTAGGGCTGCTGGTAATGAAATAATGGCTGGCTCTTGGGGCGCAACATATTTTTATAATAGTGGTGTTACAGGATTAACATTAACCGGTAATAAAACTGGTGTAGGAACTACTAGTCCTACATATAAATTAAGTGTAGCAGGTGCTATTTCAGGGGCTGGGTTTGTTACATATACAAAAAGTTATGGATCATTAAATGCAACTGGAAATGCAGTAGCGGGAATAACAGCAAGTGCAAATGGGAATGGTAGTTCATGCGGATTTACATTTACGTGCTTTGGCGGCACTGGCAAATACCAAAAAGTAGTGTACTCTTGTTATAACGACCAAGGAACATGGAGAACCAGAAAAGTTATAGATGAAGGTACTAATGATTTAGATGTAGCTGCTTCAGCCGATGGCTCTACAATCACATTTACATTTAAAGCAACATCATCAAGCCAAAGTTATACCCCAAGAGTAAAAGTAGAAGCAGAAGGCCACAATATTAATTCAACTTACGCATAAGATATGGCACAAATTAAAAAGTTATCAACTGAATTACAAGTAAAAGATAAATTACTAGATACAAGCGGAGATGCGGGAACCAGTGGACAAATATTAAGTTCTACAGGTACTGGTACTAATTGGATTACATTTAGTGGTGCAACAGCATCTAATGGGGCTAATACAAGAGTGGCGTTTTTTACTGGTAGTACTACTATTCAAGGGTCTACTGGTCTTTATTGGAATAATAGCGATAATAAATTAGGAATTGCAACTAGTACTCCATCTAGAACTCTACATGTTGGTGGAGCTGGTGGTTCTAGTGGAGGTATAATGATTTCTCCAACATCAGGTGATGCTGAAATACAATTTCAAGACTCAGGAACTACTAACGCATATATTACATTAGATGATGGTACTCATGATTTAAATTTTAGAGATGATTCAGCTACTGTAATGACCGTTGATTTTGCAAGCGAAAGAGTAGGTGTAGGAAATACAAATCCTCAATATACGTTAGATGTTGCTGGTGTTATAAAAGGAACAAGCTCAATAAGAGTAGACGCTGGTTCACCATACTTTGGTTTATATAATTCTGGTACAGAAAAAGCATATTTACAATGGACCCAAACTAGTTCTCTTTTAACTTTACAATCAGATGGTGCTATTGATTATAAAAGTGGTGGTTTACAAAAATGGACTATTAGTGGAAATCAAAAAATGACATTAAACACTGATGGATATTTAGGAATAGGTACTTCAACTCCTACTGGAGTATTAGACGTTTTATCTACAGACTCTCAAAGATATGCTAGGTTTAGAGCCCCTAATGGTGAAGAAAGATTTCAATTTTACATTGGAAGTACTGGTAACGGAGCTAGATTATCAATGTTCGATCAGGACGGTACTACGGAAGGCGCAAGAATATCATCAACTGGTAATTCATATTTAAATAATAACAGTAAACTTGGTATAAACACTAATTCACCAACTGCACCATTAGATGTGTTAGGTGTTAGAGCAGGTAGAGGTTGGGCTATTAATGATAGAGCAAATATTAGACTTGACTCAAACGGAACAGGCGTTCCGGCAGATATATTATTTGGACATACAGCCGCTGCAAATCAAACAAGTTGGACAGGCGTTTATTGGGCATTAAGTTCTAGAGGAACAGCCGATGGCAACAAATTCCATTTTTATAGAGGAGGCGGAAATCCAGGAGGTAACGAGGCGGTTGCTATGACTATAGCCTCCGACTTAAAAATAGGGATTGGTACTACTTCCCCTAATGAAGAATTACATATCAGAGCAACAGCGGCGGATTTAAGATTAGAAAGTACAGGTGCTAACCAAGCTTCTAGATATATTTTACAAACAGATGACCGACAATGGCGCATAGGTACGCATGGTGGTCAATCTGACAACTTGTGGTTTTATGATGCTACTGCGGCAGCTTATAGAATGGCTATAACCACTGCTGGTAATATCGGTATAGGAACTGTTAGCCCAGGGTATAAATTAGAAGTTGCTGATGATACAGATGGTACAGCAAATTTATTAATGTTAAGAAATTCTGATTCCACATATGCTCAAACTTGGGCATTCCAATCAGATACAGCTAAAGATTTAGTAATTACAGGGTCAAGTGGTGCTGGTGGATTTAAATTTGTCCCAGGATCAAGAGGTTCAACTTTTTCAGGTGATGTAACAACTTCAGGTAATATATATTTAAACAATAATAAAACTATTTTTGGTAAAAATACCAGTGGTTCTAATTATGGATTATTAACTATAACTAGTGGAAATGTTGTTAAATTAGGCGCTTATGCATATACAAGTGCAGCTACGCAAATTGGTTTAGGAGATAATGGTAAGTTTTTAATTGGTACAGAAGAGGCACTTTCTATTAATAATTCTAAAAATGCAACTTTTGCTGGCAGTATAACTGCTACTGATTTAACATTGACGGGTAATTTAAATATTTACGGTGATATAAACACACAAAATGTAACTAATTTAGATGTAACAGATAAAACAATAACAGTAGCAAAAGGTGCCACTGATTCAGCTGCCGCTGATGAAGCCGGATTAGTTGTAGATGGGGCTAGTGCTTCAATATTATACGATCATACTGGTACAAAATGGAAAATTAATAAAATTACTGAAATTATTCCTTCTGGCCAAACTCGTGGAATAATTGTAGATACTGTTAGTGGATATGGTAGAATAGGATCGACCAACAGCTCTTTATTTATAGGAGGAGGAAGTACTTCAGAAATACAAGCACAGAATAATTTTATTCCAGATGGTGATAGCGTTAGAGCATTAGGTGCTTCAAATAGATATTGGTCTCATGGTTATATAGACGCAATAACAACAACTGGTAATATTACAGTTGGAGGTACGGTAACTACTGATGGTACTTTAACGGTTGATGGTGGTGGTAGCAGTAGTGTTTTATTAAAAACTAAAGGTAGCGCAAGAATTGCTTTAGAAAACGCTAATGCAACAGATAGTTTTTATCTTAGTAATACAGGAGGTAATGGCGCTTCAGTTTTAGACTTAGGCGGAGCTTTAAGTCTTGAGGAAAATGGTAATGCAACTTTTACAGGAACTATATCAACAACTGGAATAGTTAGTACTTTAAGAGATAGTGTATTAATAAGTTATTCTGGTAATGACGGAAATAACAATGATGCTGGGTTAAAAATAATGAATGATGGCAACGATTGGGGTGCCTATATTAGAAAAAGCAGCAATGGTAATTATGGTTTAAGAATTGACTCAGGCGGAAATCATGCATTATCTATATATTCAACTACTGGTGGTTCAACAAGAGTATTTGGTGTTAATGGTTCTAATGGAGATACAACTTTAGGTGCTTTAACATCAGCTGGTAACGGAGCTTTTACAGGTTATGTTTCGGCAACACATTTTAGACCTACAAATATTGTAACAAATAAAGTTGTTAAATTTAATGGTACACAATTAGACGACTCTACTATTACAGACACTGGTTCTGCGATTACATTGGGTTCTGCAACAACAATTAGTAATAAACTTTTTGTTGACGGTGGATATGGAGTGCAAAAAGGAACATATGCTGAAAGAACTTTTACATCAGGTTATTTTGCAAATGGAACATCTAATCTAGGTATACTTCTAGAATTACAAAATGTTGCAATACAGGGTATGCTTAAAATAACTTTATCTGGTAGTTATTCTCATCAAAATATAACAGGTGAGCTTGAAGTTATAATACCTTTTGGTTTTAATCCTGGATCAGGAACTAGTAATGGTATTTGGGGTAATGGTCAAAATAAAGCAATTAGAGCAACAGGTGGAATAGCAGATGCATTTACTATCGGTGATTTAGCGTGGAGTTCTTCAACGCAAAGACATTATATACCTATATATAAAATAAATTCGCATGGTAACTCTGTAAAGGTTAGAGTACAATATTTTGGTGGTAATGCTTCTCAAATTGAAAACTTTAATTTAACATCACCAGCTGCAATAACAATACCAACAGAATATCAAACAAAACATAAATCAATAACACAAGGAGATTTAGATTTAAAAGGTGAGTTATATATACCAGGATATATAAATCATACTGGCGATTCTGGTACAGCAATTGGATTTGAGGATAACGATGTTATAAGATTTAAAACAGCCAGCTCAACAGCAATGCAAATTGATTCAAGTCAAAATGTAAAAGTTGTAGCCGGTAGTTTATCTATTAGTGGTGATAACGATAACTTTGTAAGCTTTACAGAAACTGGTGCTGGTAAAATGACTATTGCCGCTCCTGACGACATAGTATTAGATGCTGAAAGTGATATAATTTTAGATGCAAATGGTGCAGATGTTCGTTTAAAAAGAGGCGGAACAGAATATGCTGTATTAAGACATAATAATACAGGTTTAAATATTCAAACTTCAGAAACAAACTCCAGCATTTACTTATGGCCTAATGGAACGGGTAATGTATATGCACTTACAGACACGTTTATTGTAACTTCAGCAGAAGGTGAAGCCGCAAAAATATTATTAAGAACAGATGAGGGTGATGATAATGGAGATGATTGGTACATAGAAAACAACACTAATAATAGTTTATTATTTACAAATGATAAAACAGGTTCACAACTAGCAAATTTAACATTAGCACCACAAGGGCCTTCAAATAGCGCTATAGCAACTTTTGCAGGTAATGTAGTTGCTGGAAATAGATTTGAAGCCGCGGTTGGAAGCGCGGGTGCCCCAACATATACTTTTACTGGTAAAACCGACACTGGTATGTATGCTCGTGATCATAGTAGTAATGATAGATTAGGATTTTCAATAGATGGCACAGAAAGAGCTTATATAGATGCAAATGGTATTACTTCGATGGGTAACTTTTATGCGCCATCAGGTAATTCGTTTAGAAATTACAGTGGTGTTTGGGCTGCTACAACGGGTACGAGTGGTAATGGATTTACATTTGCTAACACAGCGGACAACAGCGGTGCTGTATTACTAAGCATTACATCTGACTCTTCTGCGGCTTCAGCTTCAGTTGCTACTTTTGCAGGTGATATGCAAGCCGCAAGAGTATATGTAGGCTCCACAAACACAAGTTATGATTTTTACAATAATGGAACTAGCTATTTAAATGGTAATGTAACAGTAGATGCTGCATTTACACAAACAGGCGGAGCTGCATTAACTTTTTCAGGTGATGTAAATATGTCAACAGGTAAATCAGTTTATATTAGTGGCACATCAGGACTAAGACTTATACATGATGGTACAAATGGTCATGTTATTTCTGGTACTGGACAACTTAAAATAACTAACGGTGCTCAAGATGAAGATATAATATTTAGAGGCAACGATAATGGCAGTTCTTTTACAGCTCTTACTTTAGATATGTCAGAAGCCGGTTATGCAATATTTAATAGTACTGTTAAAGCGCCTACACTTACAGGAGCCAATAATTTAGGCGCAACAGTATATACAATAGATTCAACAGGGGTTGTATTACATCCAACTGGGTCTGTTGTTAGAGCTGGTACTGGTACTAAAGGTGCGCCATCATTTAGTTTTGCAGGTGACTCAAATACAGGAATGTACTCAGATTCTTCTGATACATTAAAATTTACTGCAGGTGGAAATAATATGTTACAGGTAAACGTGGATGCAGGAAAAGTAGGAGTTGTTGGTAGTTTAAAAGTATCTTCAAATATTGAAGATAGAAACATACCTTGTTTATTTAATAGCAATTTTGAAGACGCTTATGGCACTAGTATTGTAGTAGTTCCTTTTAACAATAATACAGAAAATAACGTTTCAACTAGAACTTATAATCATAATTTAACTATGCCTTATGCTGGTAAGTTAACAAAAATAGTTATGAAGCACGTTAGCGGAAGTTTAAGTAGTGGGTTTACAACACAATTATTCTTGTATGTAAATGGTTCCCAGCAAGCAAGTAGTAGTGAAATAAGTTTGTCAAGCAGTTCTGTAACATGGACACCAACATCAAACAACACATTTTCAGCTGGGGATGTGCTTACTTTTGCTTATCAAAAAAGTGCTATAAAAACATTTGGAGGCGTTTCATTTGGAGTAGCAATAGAATTAACAGATTACGATATATAATATGGGATATTTTGAAAACATAAACAAAAACGATTTAAATCTTTTAACCGATGGGGAGGTAAGATATGTAAATGGAGCATATACATTAGTTCCTTGGATGGAAGGGTTGGATGATGCCATATATCAAGGGTGTATTGATGATTTATTAAAAATGAATTGGGCACATTACAAATTATATTTAGTTGGTGGTCTTTTACAAGGTTGGAAAACAACTGATATAGATATTTGTATAACTGGTGAAATTGATGAAAACTTACCAATTTTAATGAAAGCAGCAATGGAGTTAGGCCCATTTGATATGTATTATGTAAAGTCTTTAGACGATATAAAAGGATCAGGCAATAGAATATGGGAATTTGCAAAACCAGACTGTAAAGCACATGAAGGAGCACAAAGATGGCATGGCCAATGGAAATCTGATGGTATGTTCTGGATGACTGAAAAATTTGATCCTAAGGGCAGAACTTACGATAAAGAACCTTTAGCATTAAATTAATAAAGTAAAAATTACGTAAAATACGTAATGATATAAACATAGTAATAATAATTAAAATTAAATTTTATGGCAAAGAAAACAGACGATTTAAAAATCACAGACGAAGAATTAAAACTAATTCAAGAAAAAGTACAACAAATCAATAATTTGCAAATGCAAGTTGGAGGATTAGAAGTACAAAAAGCTACTGCTATTGCAATGGTTGGACAAGCCCAGGCAGAGCTAGGTAAAACTCAAGAAATGCTGGAAGAGAAATATGGTAAGGTTTCAGTTAATTTAACTGATGGTACTATAAAAGAGATTGAAGAAGATGAGCCTAATAAGGAAGATTAGTATTGGTAGAGATTATAAAAACGATGCAATGCATTACGCTGTCGGCCAAGAAGTATATGGCGGGCATACCATATGCGATATAATTGAACAAGAAAGTAAATTTTCTATATTAATTAAAAAAGGTAAAGATGTTTTACCTTGGAAAGATTTTAATAAGAATATGGCGGTTTCTGTTGAATATAATTTAGAATATTAATGCAAAGTTTATTTAACTTTATAGTCGAACCAAAAAATAAAAGATACGATAATACAAAACATATTGATGATAAAGAGCTGATATTAAATTCAGAAATATCTGATCATCGATATGTTAGTCGTGTCGGTAAAGTACTTAGCGTACCTAAAGCTATCAAAACAAAAATTAATGTAGGTGACGAAGTTATAGTACACCACAATGTTTTTCGTAGATGGTACGACATTAGGGGCGTAGAGAAGAATAGCAAAAGCTATTGGAAAGAAAATAAATATTTTGTTGCTACAGACCAAATATTTCTGTATAAAAGAAATAATGAATGGCATGCACCAGAAGGTTATTCTTTTATAAAACCAATTATATCAAATAATATATTGCAAAATGAAAAAGAGATTCCATTGCGTGGAATTATAAAGTATGTTGACCCAAAACTAAAAGATATACAAAAAGAAGATTTAATTGGATTTACACCGGAAAGCGAATATGAATTTGTTGTTGACGGTGAAAGATTATATAGAGTGCCAAATAATTCAATATCTATTAAGTATGAACGTCAAGGAAACGAAAAAGAATATAATCCAAGCTGGACATAAAGCAGTTGAAGAATTAATTAAAGTTGCTAAAGAAAGAATTGTTGATTCAGATGATGATGTTTCAGCAGATAGATTAAAAAACGCGGCTGCTACAAAAAAGCTAGCTATATTTGATGCTTTTGAAATACTTAATCGTATTGAAGAAGAAAAAAATATGTTAGAAGATAAACCTAAAGAAGTTAAAAAAGAAAAAACTTTTAGAGGGTTTGCAGAAGGGAGATCCAAATAATGTATAAGCAATCATTATATAGCGTTATAGAGCCTATAAAAATTAATACAATTAAAAGGCTTAATAAAGCAAAAAAGTGGAAATACGGCTATAATAAAGAGCACGACGTAGTTGTTATAAGCAAGTCCGGTCAGATCGGGGAGGTGTATAGCATACAAAACTTAAAAATAGCTTTACCTAAACAAAAAAATATACATAAGTTTGAAGATAACAAATGGAATAGATTTGAATATCCAAAAGCTTTAGAAAAAATAAAAACTGTTTTTGATTTTAAACAGTACCCTCAAGATTTTAAAGAAAAATGGTATGATTACATCGATAATGAATTCACTCGTAGAGAAGAAGGTTTTTGGTTTTATAACAAAGGCATTCCTACTTACATTAGTGGTACTCATTACATGTACTTGCAGTGGTCTAAAATTGACGTCGGGAATCCCGAATTCAGAGAGTCAAATAGATTATTCTTTATTTTCTGGGAAGCTTGTAAGGCAGATTCACGATCCTATGGGATGTGTTACCTTAAGAACAGGCGTTCCGGGTTTTCTTTCATGGCCTCAGGAGAGGTGGTTAACTTGGCAACCATATCAAGTGACAGTAGGTATGGTATATTATCCAAGTCCGGTCCTGATGCAAAGAAGATGTTCACAGATAAGGTGGTACCCATATCAGTTAATTATCCCTTCTTTTTCAAACCGACCCAGGACGGAATGGACCGTCCAAAGACCGAACTTGCCTACCGTGTCCCCGCA